TACTTGCTCCCTTTCTTCCCGGACGACGCTGCGCCTCGCCGTTGCTTTTTTGGGTTTCCCTTTGGTGCTGACTTCGACGGCTTCATCTTCTTCATCCTTCTTCTCCCCTTTCGCGCCGAGGACCTTGTCCCTGACGTCTGCCCACTTTTTCTTAGCCATGGAAACAATACCCCCCACCAACTAGCGATCGCGGCCGTTGCGCCCCTTGCTCTTGATCATGTACAACGCGCCTAGGAAGAGGAAGACGAACGTGATGACGATGAGGAGGACAGCAACTTCGAGAATTGTCACTGGAACCACCGACCCCTGTGCCCAGGTGGACGGCGGAAGCCGAACCACGGCTTGAAGATCGGGCAGTGGATGATGAACGCCATTGTAAGTGCGAAAACAATACCCCCGGTTAGCATGATCGAGTGTACCTGTCCGTACTAGTACCCGGTCGTCGTGTTCCGAGTGGCCGCGCGGGCTCGCTCGTTCAACTGGTCTCGCCGCGAGGCCCCAGTGTCCCGTGCGTCCCGCGTGTTGCCGAGGAGCTCGATGCACGCGGCAACACTGTCCACGAGGTCATTCAGGGGCATCATTGGAAACCCTTTCATCTCTTCCCGCAGGTCCGTGAGGCCCCTGCGCACACAGAGGAAACGACTTTCGCAGAAGGGGATGAGCGTGCGGATCCGATTGTCCTTGTCCCCGACGGGACTTTGCTCCTGCACCGGGAAGTGGTACCCCAGTTCCCGCATCGCATGGTAGATCGGGAACTTGAGGAGGCGCATGAAGCCCACATCTTCCACCGCGGCCTTGTGGCAGCGCCACCGCTGATGCATACCGATAAACTTGGTCACGCAGAGCTCGGGCTTCTTGTGCAGAGCGAACGTGTCCAGCACGAAGATGCGGCCCTTCCGATCCTTTCCCACCACGGCGATGGCGTTGCGACTGTGCTTGCGGATGTCCTCACTGCGATTCGCCGGATCCCAGAAGATGACGCGCTTGAGACCATCCATGTCCACTATTTCGCGTGTGCCATCTTCCCTGTCCAACACGATATGGCCCTCTTGGTCGAAGGTGAACCATAACACGTCGTTCAGGTTGAACTCGGCGTTCTTAGGGTCCTTTGGGTCGTTCATGTACAGCATGCTGAACATGAAGGAGCCCTGCTTTGCCTCAATCCGCTGACAGGTATCGGGGGGGAAGTGACGAGGGAAGTAGTAGTACGTGTGTTCGCTGTCCGGAGCGAAGACCTCCGGGTCCATATTATACGTTGGAGGACGGGCTTCCTCCTCCGCGTTCTTGAAGTCCTGCTCCAACATCTGCCGGGTCCAGTACAACGGACGCACCATGATGTCTGTATCCCGATACTGATTTGTCATGATCTCGGAATACAGATCATCTACCCCCCACCGCGTGCCCACCATCAGCTCGTAGCCCGTGTTCTCCTCTACGAAGAGGGCCTCCGCGGTCTTGTAGAAGGTCTTCACCTTCTCCCGGACAGCGGGTTGCTCCGAGCTTTGCTTGTCCTCCGAGTCATCGCCAATCTGGATCGTGTAGTGACGGCTGACGATATGTGTGGTGATCCCGGCCGCCTCGATACTGTCCTCTCCGTACATCCCTTCCCTCGGGAAGAGGAGGTTGGTGTCGCTCCACTTGGTCCGAGTGATATCGGGAATGATCGAGGGGAAGAGCCAGCGCAAGTTTTCGTTGCGCTCCACCTGCTGCTTGATCGAGCGGATCTGCTTCACCGCATTATCTGCTGCGAAGCTGTAGAGAAGGATCCTGTGCTCGGGTCCCGGAATGCCGCAAAACTCGTCTTGGATCTGGATCCAGAGGGGGAAGCTCTTCGACGCCACGGTGCTCTTGTAGCAGTCACGAGGAACGAGGAGCAGCTTCCGCCTCTTGGCCTCTGGCCACTTGGGAGGCACCCGCTGGATGAACTGACACATCTCGAGGTGGGGCTGGGGCTCCAGCTTGTTCCACCCGAGCACCGCCGTGGTGAAGAAGTATAGGCTGTCCTGGGCACGCCGCCGAGTGGTCTCGTAGATCTCGTCGACCCTCGACTCTGAGTGCATCGTCAAGGGTTCCGTGGGTGCCTGGCCCACGCCGACGAGGCGGTCGAGTTGCTCTTGACGGGAGAGGATGTCCATCAGGGCTTTTCTACGAGGGAAACAGCCTCGGAAGGTATACCCCCCACCAAAATGTTAGGGGAAGAGTTACCCCCCACCAAAATAGGCTGTTCCCCGGCCTCGAGAGCCCGCTTGTTGAGCATGTCAAGGAGCTCCGGCGTGAGCATCATGACCTGGGCCCGCGTTTCCACTTTGCGGGTCGCCACGTATCCCGCCCGATCGAGCGCATCATGCGCAATCTGGGTCAGGAGTTTCTCGTCCGTCGTGTTCTCGACGATGTCTTGGAGCCGGTCGAACATGTCGATCGCGAAATCCGACAGCTCTTCCTTGAACTGACGCCTTTCCCGGACCGCGCCGCCAGGCGGAAGTTGGCTGGGAAGCGCCTGTTGGGAGTAGAACGTCTGGATGTACCAGGCCTGAAAGCGCTGAAACTCGGGCTTTTTGCGCCAGGTGCGGATTGTAGCGGGCGAAACTCCCACCGTTTGGGCGAGTTCTGGCACCGTAGCGCCGGGCACATCGCAGATTGTGGCCATCAAGATGTGCCAACCGGCCGGAACGTACTCGCCGTACACCGGGACTGGAGACTGGTTCGTCATAGAGATACCCCAAACTTGGTGGGGGGTACACCGATCCAGGTTGAGCTGGCGCGAAGCGCCTTAGGGATTATGGGATTATACCTCGTCCGTAGGTCGGATTACACCCTGAGTGTGTGATTGAGGACACTGACTTAGAGAGCCATGTGTGAAATCCCCACCGAAATGGGAGAGGGGGTAAACCAGATGCTGGAAGCATCTGGTCTGGGGGTATGGGGTAGGTTTATGTTTGTATGTAGAGATAGCGATACGTGAAAGACTGTGGTACTGGAAATATATGTATATGTGGTAGTTATGTTTTAGTTAATTGGAGGTTAGAGATGGAAAAGAAGAATTGGGTTGAAGAAGGGTTTGTGGAGAAGAGTGTTGAGATGTTTGTTAGGAGGAATGGGAAGTATTTGCAGGTTGTGGTGGTTGGGAAGGATGGAAAGGAGAAGTATTATTTGATGAGCGAGGTTGTTGAGTTTTGGGAGGTGAGGAAGAAAGAGATTGATTTGTAGGTTAGGGGGAAAAATAGACACAGAAATGTGTCTATTTTTTTGGAAGGTTGTGGTAACTCGAATTGGCCCTTGGCCCTATCACCCCACTCTCGACTTTGGGGTTAAATTGTGATAGTATGTGGTTATTTGTGAAGGAGGATAGATATGTACGAACTATACGAAGCTAGAGTCTTTCTGAAGGACGACGGGACGATTACGCGGAACTTCGAGTCGGCGGCACTAGCGTTGCCGTGGATCGCGAACTTGATCGTCAAGCTCGCGAGCATCGACATCACGGTCACGGGCTACTCGGTCATGCTCGACACTCCGGAGTGCTACTAGTGGCGAACAAGCGGATGGAGTACGCTCTCTGGAAGCAGTGCGTCGAGGCTCTACTCATCAAGAAGACCGGTCTAGACTCAGAGGCATTTCAGGACTTCGACTTTCAGAAGGCTTATCAGGCGAAGTGGTCGCCTGAGAGGACGGCAACGGCAACAATCGCAGCAGCGAGGAGATTCTAATGGCAAACAAGAACGGCGTGAACAACCCGGATTGGCGTGAGGCGACAGTCATTCCGGACTCACTCGTCTCAACGGACGAGATCGTCGACAAGACGGTCCAGATCCACTTCTTCAGCGACGGCGACATGACAACGGAGAGGATCGAGGCCATCTTCGCTCAGGGTCTCACGGTCGATCCGCATCGGATCTCGGCAGTCTGCGTGACGGAGACGATCAAGACCACGTTCCGGATGTCGAGGACGAAGTAGTGGGCTGGGGAGAGGGTCCTTTCTCCAGCATCACGGTCGTAATCGCGATCATCTGGCTGATCTGCATCGTCGCGAGCGGACGACAGGGGGTGAAATAGTTGTAGTATGTGGTGTTTGTGTAATGGAAGAGAGAGGATAAACTTCTCTCACTAAAACAGGAGCGTGACAGATGGCTGACATCAAGAACAAGGCGTTGCTCGAGGCGATCGCAGCGGTTGGCGAAGAGCAGGCTGCGGTGGATCTGGTACAGGGAACGAAGAATCGCGAGTACCGCAAGGGGCGGAACATGCGCGTTCAGGCGTACCAGGAAGTGCTGAAGGGCACGGCGGAGTTCAAGCAGCTCGAGGCGAAGGTCAAGGAGCTGGTGGCGAAGAAGCTCAAGAACGGTAAGTAGCTTCTGAGCGTTTCAGCGGAGACTCATCTAGAGTCTCCGCTTTTTTTTGGAAGGCTATGCCCTTCGGGCAGGCAGGAGACACGAGGCTCTTCAGGCCGCAGGCCTAGCCCGAGTAACTCTTTTCCCGACCCCACCCACCGGCGCAGGCGTTCCTCGATCCGAGGTCCCTGATTTGAGTGACGACGAAGTAGAAATGTCGCCCGATGGCCGACGGCGGAGTCATTGCCCCCCGTCGGGGTTGCCCATCCACCCATCCAAATTACGAACTGTGTTGTAGTGTGGATGTTTCCCACTTTCCAACACTCTCCGTTGTAACTTGTTGAATCTAAAGGACTTACGATGTGTTCTTCAGATGCCGACTTGCCTCTATATATATAATGGGTACAACTCAACATCCTATATATATATATAGGTCCAATGGGTTCGAGGGTGGGATCCTTTACTTTTATAAGCCCTCAGGCAATCAGGTCCACAACCCATCGGAACTCCTTTGTTTTCAACCACTTACAACGGACAGTGTTGTAGCGTGGGACCTCCCTGTACTCCAACCCGTCCCCACTTGAAATTGCAGTTGACTTCCACATGAGCCCCGGGTTATAATCCCTATATAAGATCGCAGATGGGGCCCCGCCCCGGAAAGGATCCGCAATGGCCGCGCCACCCCGTATTCCTATCACAGACGAAAGGGTCCTAGAGCTCATCGGCAACCGCAAGGTCCTAGACCCACTCTCTCCTCGTATCTCCTGGGTCAACTCACGTCTCGTCGTCCTCGATAACGGCTCCACGATTCCCCTACTCCACGTCATCGCTGAGGCAGCTCACGGTTTTTGGGACCCGAACGAGCAGTACCCTGTCTGGGCAGACAAGCACTGGACGAATGAATCCTTCGACAACACTAAGCTCATCAGCAAGCCTACTCCACGAGGCAAACGTCCAGCAAACAAGTCCGGCTTTCCTGCTGGTTCACCTGAGTACCACAAATGGCATCGAGCCCAGACAAAGGACAAGCAGAAGGAGTACTCGAAGGCCGCATACGCCCGGCGGCGTGAAGCTGCCAAACAGGTACTCGCGATGAAGGTGGAGCTCGAGGAACTTCGCGCCAAGCTGAACGTCCAGGAAGAACTCACGGCTCCCTCACTCGACTTCCTCGATGAGTACAAGGCGAAACATCTTGGTGGGGGGTCCTCGGCGCTCGTGCAAACCCCACCCATCCAGATCGGCACACCCATGGACGACGAACCCTACAACTTCAAGCCCGAGGAGAAGTAGCATGACCCCTGAACTCGCCACTTGGCTCCGCCGCCCGAAGCGTCCTCGCGTCTGGGAACCTGGCTACTACACGTGGGTTTTAACACACGAGCCGGCCCAAGTGAAGAAGTGGGAGGAAGCCCGACGAAAGGCAGATCTCCCACCCCTTCCACCCGCCGACGTCGGCGAACGATGGCAT